AATTATAGGAGTTTGTAAGCCAAATTTCAACGCATTTTTGTACTTTTTTTCTACAACCTCTTGATTTTGGATTTTTATCCTATACAATATATCTGCACAATAAATGAGGTATTCCTAAACCTCCAAACCTGTACCCGATAGATTTTATCGTGGTTTTTTTCATTTTGGAAGAAATAAAATAAAATCGTTTTAAAACTCTAATCTTCATGGTAATGGTATCTACTAACGAAAGAATATTACAGAACAGAGTAAACCAACTAAACGATCAATTATTCGATATGAAGATGCAAAATTTGAGGCTCAAGAAATATATTGATGTATTAGAAAATAAGTTATCAGATAAGGATACTGACTTATTAATTCTTCAAAATCAAATAAACTATTTACTGAGACGTAAAAGCCAAACTAAAAAACATAGGTTCTTTTAAGGCTTTTCTCATTTTGCACATTGTTTTCCCTTAAGGTTTGGAGTGGCAGGCCTCACCACTCGTTATTCAATTGAACCTGCATACAACCTAATATTTCCATATCAGGATGTTGGCAAATTTAAATATCTAAATATTACAAAATTTTTCAATCTGATTTTGAAAAATGTACCCAAAAAAATGAGTGCCACTACTCCATGAGAATGATATCTAAATTAAATCAATGTATTTTTTGACAAAAAGATTATTACAGTTAAAAAGAAACGATATTCAGACATAAACTTACAAAATTTTACATTTTTTGACAATTTATCATGAAAATACAGAATATAGAAATATCAAAACTTATCCCTTATGAACTGAATAATAAGATACATGATGAAACTCAAATTCAGAGAATTGCTAATTCTATAAAGGAATTCTGATTCACTCAGCCAATCGTTATTGATAAAACAAATATTGTAGTTATTTGACATTGAAGGTTAGAAGCCGCAAAAAGATTATGACTAAAAGAAGTCCCTTGTATCATAAAGGATGATTTATCAGATATTCAGATTAAAAAACTCAGATTTTGGGACAATAAATTAAATGAATCAGAATGGAATATTGAAAATCTGAAATTAGATTTGATGGATTTAGATGATATGAATCTATGAGATTTAGAATTCTCAGTTGAAGAAATCATATGAGAATCAGATTCTCCTGTTCATGAGAAATGATGATTTGAAAATAAAGAATACTGAGTAAATGATTTATGAACATTTGAGCATAAATGCCCCAAATGTTGATTTGAATTTAATTCATCTGATGAATAATCATGGAATATAAACGATATCTCAAAGATTTAAATAACGTGAAAAAAAACTGATATAAAGTTTTTTCATGTTTTTCCTGCTGATGATGAAGCTCCATGTGATATAAAAATGCCTGATATGATGTGATATGAACATGTGAAATAGACCCACAAATGCACAATATCTACATCAAAAACTTTGGTAAATGATATAACTATTTAATGGGAGTACAGGATTTTAAAAAGATTCCTGATAGTGAATTACCTTCAGATTTATTTGATATTGATTTATTAGACTGATCCCCACCCTGCTCTACTTTTTCAATGGCATGATTAAGAGAAAAAGCCCGATGAAAAGAAAAGATATTCAGAGAAGGACAAGCCAAACAAGTCCTATCAGATTTATTTTTTGATTATTTAGATATTGTAGAAAAGTTACATCCTAAAGTAGTTATAGCTGAAAATGTTAAATGAATGCTTAAATGAAATGCTAGGTGATATTTAAAGTTAGTATTTGAAAGATTCAATGAGTTATGATACAATGTTCAATTATTCCTGCTAAATTGAGCTACCATGTGATTACCACAAAAAAGGGAGCGTGTATTTTTTACTGCATATAGAAAAGAATTCTGATTACCAAAACTCAGATTAGACTTTAATGAGAAACCAATTTTGTTTAAAGACATCAAAGATAAATCATGAAAGATTGATAGACCTGTTCCTAAATCAATAGCTATAAGAATCAAATATGCGAGATATTGAGATTCAGATTTATCAGTTGCTGATAAGAGATATAGATGAAAAATATCATTCTTCAATGATTCATGGATTTATGATGATAGAGTTTGTCCAACCATTACAGCCCATGATAGTAATCTTGTTTGGTGAGAAAATAGATTCTTAAATAATTCTGAGTTAATATTAGCCTGATCTTTTCCTCAAGATTATAACTTCTGAAATGTTCAACCAACATATCTAATCTGAATGTCTGTACCCCCATTAATGATGTATAAGCTAAGTAATGAAATCAAAAAGCAACGATTAGATTTAATTTATAAAGCATCAAAATGAGCAGAATAAAAAAGTTTTGAGCTCTTTATAATACAGTCTGATGATGAGAATGAGAAAAGTGTTTATATCCATCAAGGTTGGACACATATGGACAATGATGTTCTCATAACTGCTCCTATTGTTATGCAAGAGCTCTCCTGGATTTTAGAGGGTTATGGCATCCGAATAATCCAAAGTTTATAGACTTAAAAGAAGCATATAGAATCATTGCTACAGAAATTCCAAAATGACAAATTACAAGACTTTGATGAATGACTGATTGTTTTCAGCCTGTAGAAAAGGTTCATAAAATAACCTATAATGTGCTTAAAGCATTCAAAGCATGTAAGAAATGATATCTCATTGTTACTAAATCAGATTTAATAGCTACTGATGAATATATTGAAGTATTAGATAAAGACCTTGCTCACATTCAAATAACTATTACATCAACGAATGATGAATTAGCAGCAACATATGAACATGCTACAAGACCTTCTGATAGAATCAAAGCTATTGAGAAGCTTTGGAAATTATGATTTGATGTTCAAATTAGATTATCTCCTTACATCCCTCCATATATAGAGACAAGCAAAATCAATGATATTAAATGTGATAAAATCATTGTTGAATTCTTACGTGTAAATCATTGGATCCAGAAATGGTTCAATATTGATTATTCAGATTATACTCATTCAGAATGATGATATCTACATTTACCATTAGAGAAGAAAATACAGCTAATCAGTAAGATCAAAAAGCCTCAGATTTCTGTATGTGAAGATGTAGATTTACATTACAAATACCGAAAAGAAAACTTCAATTTTAATCCTGAGGATTGCTGTAATCTCAGAAAATAATCAGATTTTTATTTATTATTTTTAAAAATATGAAGATCATAGAAACAGATATAAATAAATTAATTCCATATGAATTTAATAATAAAATTCATGATGAAACACAAATAAACCGTATAGCAAATTCTATCAAAGAATTCTGATTTACTCAGCCAATAGTAATTGATAAAAACAATGTAGTTATCATTGGACATTGAAGATTGGAATCAGCCAAAAAGTTATGATTAGAAAAAGTTCCATGTGTAATATTGGATGAATTATCAGATAAACAAATTCAGAAATTAAGGATATTGGATAATAAGCTTAATGAATCAGAATACGATTTAGCAAATCTAAAAATGGAATTAGATTCTTTATGAGAATTTAATTTTTGAGATTTAGAATTATCTATTCATGATTTATTCCCTGAGTTTGATGTGCCTGAATTTGATCCAGATGAATTTGAAGGGAAAGAGAAAGAAAAGAAACTAAGTGTAACCGTTTATGTAGATGATGAAGAACAATTAGAAACATTAAAAAATGATTTAAGTGATTTATGATATACTAATTACAAATAATCATGGCTAAGCAAAAGTATGATTGGTATAAGCTAAAGCTGGAATTCTTTCAGTCTGATTTTGATGATGTTAAGTGATTTTTGAGTGAATTATGAGTGAATTATACAACAGGCTGAGTTGCTAAGCATACAAGATGATGGACAAAAGAAAAACAGGAATATAATCAAAAGATTACACAAAGAGCTTTAGAGAATGCACTAAAAAAACAAGCTAAGGAATTAGAAATTCCAATGGATCAATTATCTAAGGCTAAAAAGAATGCTGTTATTAAAGCAATTAATGTGATGATGGAAGATAAATTATCAATGGCTGATTCAGAAAGGATTATCAGAATACTGCGTACTGAAATGTGATTACCTAATACATATTCAAGAAATGAAAACATCAATGAAGAAAGACAAGAACTTAATCAGGATGATAAAGATTTAATTGATGAATATTTCAAAGAAAAGAAATGAAAATAAATGAGCTTATCAAATATAATCAAGTAGCAAGGAAATATTATTACAGCAAAGATTTCTTTTGATTTTGCCGTAACTATTTTAGAGAATATTTCACTTTTACCACTCCTGAATGTTTGATAAAAATTTATGATGCTTTAGAAGAATGAAAAAATGTTTTTATTGAATGATTCAGATGATGTGCCAAAACAACTATTACTCAAATGTATGTGGCATGGTGCATAGCCAATAAATTTAGAAGAAATATAATGTGGTATTCTCAAACAATAGATAATGCTACTGAGAATTTAACATACATTGCTAACTCATTTATTTGAGATACAGAATCATGATGAAGATTTGTTAGAGATTATTGAAATCTTTATTACCCTGAAACGATTATAAAACAGGGGCAAAAAAAGATGAAAAGAGTAGATAAGTTCGTTACAGAAAATGAATGTTATGTTAGAGCCATGTCATTATGAACATCTCCCAGATGAAAAAATTTTACAGCCTCTGATTGAAAATTTAGACCAGACTTACTGGTCTTTGATGATGTTGATACTATAGCATCATGTCAAAGCAAAAAAAAGATAGATAAAAACTTTGAATTCTTATTAAATGAAGTTCTTTGATGAACTACATCAGCAACTCAAATGATATTTCTTTGAAATACAATCTATGAAGATTGATTAGTTCCCAGATTTAGAGAACATATAAAGAACGATAAGAATTGGCTATCAATCAGAATTCCAATTTATGATAATGATAAAATTGTTTGGGATAGATTTGTAGCAACTGATGAAGAAGCATTAAAATTGAATGTATGAATCAAAGAAAGTAACAAAAAATATACATCATTAGAAACTGAAAAAAGAAGATTATGAACAATATCTTTTAATCAGAATTATATGCTGATTCCTTATGTATTGGGGCAACATATCATAACAAGAGATATGATTCAATATGATAGCAACTGCTTATCATATACTTTTGATAGGACCGTTATTTGAGTAGATCCTGCAATATCTACTAAAGAATGAGCAGATAATTTTGCTATTTCAGTTGTATGATATTTATGAGAAAGAAGGTATGTATTAGAATGTGTAGCATTGAATGGGAAAGATAAAGATATCTGAAGGGCTACAAGTGTTGTAAAATCCCTTTATCAAAAATGGAATGCTAATGTGGTTGTAGTTGAAACTGTAGCATATCAAGCTGTATTAAAAACAGTATTTCAGAATATGTGATTAGCTGTAGAAGAAATTAAAACATCAAAGGATAAGAGAACAAGACTAATGGAAAAACAGATATTATTTGAAAATCATAGAGTTTATTTCTATCCAAAAACTACTGAAGAATTAGTTGATGAATTACTCATATTTCCAAACTGAGAACATGATGATAGGATTGATTCCTTATTATTTGCCCTGAAAGATTTACCTGATATAAACATTTATTTCATATAAAAAGCTTAATGGTTTGATATATTTCTCCAGAATATCGAGAACCTAAACCACCTATATGATGGCCATTATGAAAAATGGAGCTTTTTTATAAACAGTCATTCAAGATGCAATGTTTTATTTTTCTGAAATATAGAGAAAATTGGCCAAAAAGATGGATTCAAAAATATTTATTTCTCCTATGAGAAGCTACATATTACAGATATGATCGTAAAGCTAAAAATATTGTAAAAGAAGCTTTTTGATAAAAAAACTACTCAAATGAAAGTGATTTATATCCAGATTTTTGATTATTCTTACCAATAATGAATAATAAGGGCATAAATTTATATCATAACTGATTGATTTATGCCATTCACATGAAAAAAAGTCTGAATCTGAGTAGCTTTGGAAACTACAAGAGGAGAAAAAAAGCTACCCATTCAATACCGATTTCCACGAACTGATAATACATTTTCTGATAAAGCTAATGTAGAATCTGATTCATGAGTAGTTGATACAATTGTTGATTCTATTAATTCAGAAGTAACTAAACAATGGGCAGAATGAACCATTTGAGGTCAGGTTTATCCGAATTGAATCTGATTTTTCTTAAAAGCTTTACTATGATCTGTATCATCTGATTGAGATAATGGAGTTTATGAACATAACTTTTCTCTATTAGAATCTAATACACATCCTACTCTAACTGTTTGATGTTTTACTCCTATTTCTTCTTCATCCTACCCTTTAGCAATGATAGAATCTATGGATTTTACCGCTGAGGTTTGATGAAAATTTACAGTATCTATCAATCTAAAATCTAAGAAATGAGAAAGCTCAACTCATATTGTATCCTATACGGATGAATCATGATTTGTAGCAAGTATGCTAAAAGTATTCTTAGCAGATAATGTAGAATGATTAGATATTGCTGATAATATTTGTCTTCAATCTATCACTATTTCTATCAAAAAAGAGATTAAAGATATTGAATGTTTATCAAGTATAGATCCGATAGATTATATAAATTCATCATTCTCTATTGAATGATCTATGGAGATGCTATTTGAGAATAACACATACAAAGATTATTTCTTAAATGGAACTCCAAAGGCTTTAAGATTATTGGCTGAGGATACAAAGCATCCATATGAATGAGCTGATAATTATCCAACATTCATGTTAGATTTATCAAAGATAAAGATAACTGATTGGACTCCTGCCTTTACCATAGATGATGTTACTAAACAATCAATAACCTTTAAAGGTCATTATGATGTAAGAACACATAAAGCCATAGAGATTTATTTAAAGAATACTCAAGAGAGTTACTAATTTTATCATTAACTTTATACCAATGCTATTAACAGAGAATCAAATAAATGAATTAAAAAATCTGATTTCTTCATTTGATTTAAAAGAAGTTAATAAATGAAGAAGATTCAGAGTTGTTGCTTCTACAGAAGATTCTGATAGAGCATGAGAAATAATAAAAGCTAATTGATGGGATTATAAGAACTTTATGAAAAATCCTGTTATCATTGCTAATCATGTTTATAAGATAGAAAACATAGTAGGTAAAGCCACTTCTATCTATGTAATGGATAATCAGTTAATCATAGAATGAGTATTTTCAGAATCTAACCCTTTATGAAAATTATTAGCTGATCTCTATGATGAAGGAATGGTAAAAACTGTTTCTGTTTGATTTATTCCTAAATCAAGAGATGAATCAAATAAGAGAATTATTACAAGTGCTGAGCTTTTGGAATTATCTTTTGTTGCTGTTCCATGTAATCCTAATGCTCTTTCATTGGATCAGAAACAGCTATTAGAAGAAAACTGATTATTAGAAAAATCACCTTCATTTTCAGGTACGAAGAAATCTGAAAACTCCAGTGATTTATCTGGTGAGAATATAGATAATTCCTGAGAAATTTCAATATCAAATAAAGAAATGCTAAACACTCTCAATGATATTAAATCTCTCTTACAAATTTTAGTAGATGACAATACTAAAAAACTATCTGATGCTAATTATATAGCAAAGGAAACTATGCAGGCTATATCAAGGACTGTTAATGTTTGATTAGCCGCATTCAAGAAAAGCCTATAGGTTGCAAGCGGGGCTTTTCTATGCTTTTTATTTATTGTTTATTATAGTAATGACACCAGAACAATTAAACCAAATTGCAGATTTAATTGCTAAATCTCTTGAAGATTGAGTACCTGAGGCAGTTGATGCTGCAGTTGAAGCAAGGCTTAAAGAGCTTAATTTATCAGAAAATGCTGATATTAAAGAGATTAAATCTCAATTAAAAGAATTAGTTGAAAAGGCTAAATTCTGATCTTCAAAAGATGAAGATTTAACTGAAACTAAGGAGCTTTTTGTTAATGCTCTTAAAGGATTAAAAAATTGAGACCTTTCATGAATCAAGGCCATGAATACGGGCACTGCTCAGGATTGAGGTTACCTTGTTCATCCTGAATTTGAAAAGTGAGTTTTTAGAATCATGTGAGAATATGGAATCTGGAAAGATTGTAATGTTCAAAGAATGAAATCTGATACTAAATATTTCACTAAAAGAGTAGATTGAGTTCAAGTATTCTATACAGATCAAGCTCAAGCTTATCAGGATACTGCTATGACTTATGATAGAGTTCAAATGATTGCTAAAAAAGTTGGTGCAATCCTTTCTTCTACTTATGAATTAATAGAAGATGAAGCTGATTCTGATGAAATATGGGCAGCTGCTCAGTTAGAATTTGCAGAAGCTTTTGCCAAGTTCCTTGATACTGAAGTATTATTAGGAACTGGTGATTCTGCTAATAATTCTGAGATAAAAGGAATCACTAACTTAGATAATGTTAATGTTATCACATTAACAGGAGGCATTAATACTCTTAATCATGATGCTTTAATTGATGCTACAAGGAAAATTGATTTAAAGTATAAGAGAAATCATAAACCAAAATGGTATATGTCTCAAGATGCTATAGCTGTAATTGAGAAGCTTAAAGATTTAGATTGAAGACCTTTATACAGAACATTAGATAATGGAGAAAAAGGATATCTTTTGGGTTATCCTGTAGAATTAACTGATGTTATGCCTTCATGATCTATTGGTTCTGATACTCCATTTATAGTGTTTGGATCATTAAAATTCTTCAATATCTGAATCAAAAGATGATTCACTTTTGAGATGTGATATAAATCATGAGATTGGGAAAAAGATATCAAATCTCTTAAAGCATCAGCCAGAGTTTGCTGATTATCATTAGTTGATGAAGCATTTTCAGTAATTAAAACGGCTTCTAGTAATGCCACTACAACTGAATCTGAAACTCCTACAGAAACTCCTACAGATCCAGAAACTCCAACTGAAACTGATGGAGAATAATATGAGGGACTTTTGTCCCTCTTTTAGCTTATAATTATCAATTAAATGAAATATCAAGTTCTCAAATGAAAAATTGAAGGTCATAAAGCATGAGAAATTGTTCATTTAGATGAAAAAATAGGAAATGCTTATGGTCCAAAATATCTAAAGCCTTTGGAAAAACCTTCAATTATAAATCAGATTAAAGATTTTACTAATATCAAAAATAAAGCTTTAAAACCTAACAAGAAAGGAAGAAAATAATGACCAGAGAAGAATTAATAGCTACTTTAAAATCATTACTTTGAGAAAATGATGAAACTAAAATCATTGTGTTTATTAATTCTGCTATTGCTTATATTAATTGATATACCTTTCAGAATTACTCTTTGAATGATTTGAATCTGATTCCTTATGATATTTTTATGGTAATTATTGAATTAGTTAAAGATAAATATCATGAAAGAATTTGAGTAGAATCAGAAAGATTATCAGATTATTCAATTACTTATACTACTAAAGATTTAAGTAATGATGCTAAGATTCTTTTAGATAGATATAGGATTATTTATGTTAACTAACTGCACAGCTGAATTAAAAAGATTAGTTTATGTTAATAATGTAGCAAGAGAAAAAGAAACTATTGCTACATATGATTGATATATTACAGCTGTTAGTGAAGAATCTAAATACATGGAAGAATGAAAATTCTGAAAGATTTATAAACTATCAATACAGAAATTAACTGAAATTAAAGAAGCAGATGAGATAATTATCAATTCTGTTTCTTATTCAGTTAAATGAGTTGCTTATAGACATTGCTGATGATTATCTTTAACTACTATTATCTTAGAAGAATGACTTTAAGCATTGAAATTAGATGAGCTGACGAAGTAACCAAAAAATTTAAAAATCTGAGTGAAAAAGACCTTAAAGCTGCTACTGATAAATGGTTAAAAGAATCAGCTATTCTGATAGAATGAGAAGCTAAAAAAGAAGCTCCTGTAGATAATGGTAATTTAAGAAAAAGCATCAAATCAACTGTTTATCCTGATTATGCTGTAGTTTATACCAATATATTTTATGCTCCATTTGTTCATGAATGAACAAAGCCACACTTAATCAGACCTGTTAGAAAAAAGGCTTTATTCTGGATAGATAAAGAATGAATGGGACATTTCGCAACCCTTGTTCATCATCCATGATATAAGTGAAATCCTTTTTTTACAAGAGCTGCTGAAAATAAATCAGAGAAAATTGTTAATAGATTTTATGAGATAATCAACGAATATATCAATGATTAATCGGCTTAGAGAACAGATTTTATCTGAATTAGAAAATATTGAGTGAATAGCGGAAATTCATGATTGAATTCCTAAGAAATTTTGATGATTCCCTTCAATATTTTTTACTTTTGATAGAATAGAATCTAATGTATCAGATTCAAATCATCATGAAAGGGTTTATTACTTCACGATTAACTTATTTCAAGAAACTACTACTCTTTGAAATATACAATCAGAGAAAAATCTATGTGAATTATTAGATAATGTAATTGATGTATTTGATAGATCAGATTTATGATGATTGACTACTCATATTGAAGCCGTTTGATGAAATATTCAAGCTGTAGAAACTGATAATTGACCTGCATTACATTGAATAGTGCTTTTATGAATTCATATTCCATTTACTTTATCTATGTAATAACATGTTTAATCGGATAAAAAATATATTCAAAAAATCTGCATGAAATTCTAACAATTGGATATCATTTTTATGATGATTTCTATGAAATACATCCATCAAAGATAATGAATATGTTAAATTTTTTATAGGTTGGCAATATGCAGCAATAACTGCTATTGCTGATTCTGTATCATGATTAAATTATAGGTTATGAGATGGTAAAGATAAAGAGATTCATCATGAATATTTAGATTTTGTTAATCCTGAGTTACTCCAAAATATAGCAATTTTCATGAAAATGACATGAACTGCCTATGTTTGGAAAGTAAAAGCATGAAATAAAATTATCTGATTAGATATTTTATTACCTCGATGTATTAGCCCTGTTATTGATACAAATTGAAACCTTTTATATTGGAATTACATATGAAACTGAAAATCAATCAGATTAGAAACTGATGAAGTTATGGTATTTGCTGAGTTTAATCCTTATGAAAGATATCCATACATAACAAGATGATATTCTCCAATTCAAGCTATTGCCATGACTGTTAGAGGAGAAAAAGAAATAGAAGATTGGAATTATTCATTACTAACAAATGATGTTCCTCCTGGAATGGTTTTGACTACAGATCAAGCATTAACAGAAGAACAAGTAAAAGCCATAAAATCTAATTGGGAAGCTAATCATACATGAGCCAAAAATGTTTGAAAATTAGCAATATTACCATTCTGAATAAAGCCTAATAATGTTCAAGCTTCACCAAAAGAAATGGAATTTATAGCTCAGCAAAATTGGGATAGAGATAAAATATTAGCAATTTATAAAGTCCCTAAAGCCATTCTCTGAATATGAGAATGAGTAAATGTAGGTAATGTAAAATCATTCAATCAGATTTATTCTACAAGATGTATCGAACCATTAACTAAAAAGATATCAAGGGTTCTTAACGATCAGTTATTTAACTGAATCTGATTATTTGAATTCTTAAATGTATTACCAACTGATGAAGATCAAGTTAGAGAACATTATCTATCATGATGAATTACAAGGAATGAATATAGGCAAGAACTATGATATAATCCTATTAAATGATGAGATGTGTTCTTTGATTGAACTGAAGCGGAAAAAGAAGAATCTCCAAAAAAGGAGTTTAATATTGATTTCAAATCAATTGTAAAATATAACATTCCATGGTCTGAATGATGGATGATTAAAAGACATAATCAGAAAAATAATAGATATTTAGCATATGAGAAAAGACTAAGAGAATGATTCTTAAAGGTATTTTCTAAGCAAGAAAAAGCTATTATTACAGAATTTGAGAAAAAATGATTCATATCAGATAAAGCAATAAAATTAAAGTTAGATAAAAAATATTATGCAGTTTATCAGCTATTTCTCAAAGATACAGTTGATGATATTATTAAATCAGAATGAGAAAGAGCTTCTGAAGAAATAAACTCTAAATCTCCATTTGAATATGATGAGAAAATGGCAAAAAAAGCCAAAGATATGCTTACAGCTCTTGCTAAAGAAGTTGACTCAGTTACAGATAGTAACCTACTGAATGCTATATGAAAAGCCGTAGATGAATGATTATCTCCATGAGAAACTAAAGAAGCTTTACTCTGAGTTTTTGAAGATTTAAAAACATCAAGATTAGATAAAATTGTAAGAACTGAATCTATTAGATATTGATCTTTTGCAGAACAAGAAGCACGGATTCAATCATGAGTTGTTAAATATAAGCAACGATGGACAGCTCTTGATGAAAGGACATGTGAATCATGCTGAAAATTACATTGAAAGAAAATTCCCTTAAATGGAAAATTTGCTGAAGATGATTATTGGGATGTTATATGATCTCCACTTCATCCTAATTGTAGATGTGATATGATACCATGTATTGAATAATTTTAGTACAAAAAATAAGGTTGTAAATATTGATGTTTTTAATATTATTAGGCAATAATTAATGTTTACATCATTTACATTAAAAATGTCTGAAATATTTGATATTGATTATGATGATGAATTATTCGAAAAACTTAAAGAATTAAGAAAAGAATTAGCAGATTGAAAACCAGCCTATATTGTTGCTACCGATGAGACTTTAATGTTATTATCGACTATAAAGCCACTTACTAAAGAATGATTTTGTAATATTGATGGTTTAAAAGAAAAAAGGTTCAATAGTTATTGAAAAGAAATTCTTTCCTTGATAAGGGATCATTTACAAAATACATGAGCTAATGTTGAAAAATTAGAAGAATTTGAAAAAGAAAGTTTTCAGAAATTAAAACAGAAAGAATTAGAAAGAGAAAAAGCTAAACATACCGTTAAACAAAACATAAAAATTACTAATAAAATATTACCTAAAAATACAATTAAAAATACATATAAATTTCGATCAGATAACTATCCATGATATGTTATTGTAAAATTAGAATGATTTTTTTGGACTGTGAGATGAGAAGATGCAGAGATTTTACATGATATTCTATGATTTAAGGTTGTTGATAATAAATTTTGAAAATTTACTTGATGTCCTATCCTAGAAAATATTATTATTGCATTAGAAAATTGAAAATATGATTATATTGTAGTTCAAAACCAAGAATGCATCATAGAAAAAACATTTGATAGATTTATATAAATAAAGGATATTATAACAATAAAATAAACTACTCAAATGAAAGTGAAATGAGGGAGAAAATTAAACCTTTCTCCTTTTTTTCATTAAAACAAAAATAGTTTTATAATTAATCATATCATCATGAAATTCTGAGATTTAGAAATTACTTTTATTGAGAAATTCACTGTTAGAATCTTTCAAGAGATTAGCAAATTAAATGAAAAATTTAATTCATGAGAAATTGATTCTACTACTCTAACTAATGAACTATTCAAGCTCTTAATTCTCTCTGTTAATTGAGAAACTGATAAAGAGAAAATAATAAATCTGATCTTAGACATGGAATCAATTGAAGACTATTCAAAGTTAAATGAAGAAATAGCAAAAAAAATAAATGATTCAGTCAATAACTTAAAAAAAAAGAATTAGAGTATGAGTACTCTAAGATTTTTAAGCATATGTGATGAACTAATAATACAGAAATATTAGCCGTAGAAGTGATGAAATATATGTGATGGTCTTATGATGATTATCTCAATACTCCTTATGATTTAATTCAAGCTATCCTGATTAGAATGAATTTAGAATCTAAAACTAAATAATGGCAAAGAAGAATGAAATTGAAATCCTAATTAATGCTACTGATAATGCATCAAAGCAATTTGATAATGTTTCTAAAAAATCTCAAAGTTTATCTGATAGTTTGAAGAATGTAAAAAAATATTCATGAATTGCTACTACTGCTCTTGTTTGATTATGATCTGTAATGGTAAAACAGGCAACGGATGTTGAACCTGTTAAAATGGCTTTTGAAAATCTAACTAAAACCGTATGACAAAGTTCAACTGAGATGCTAAATTCGTTAAAAACTGCATCTAAATGAGCTGTTTCTGAATATGATTTAATGCTATCAGCTAACAGAGCTTTAAAGTTATGAGTAACAAAAAATACGGATGATATGACTGATCTCATGAAGATAGCAAGGCTTTATGGTCAGCAAATGGGACAAGATGTAACTCAATCTTTTAATGATATTGTTACATGACTTTGAAGATGAAGCCCCATGATTCTGGATAATCTATGAATTATCATTGATTCAGAAAAAGCTTATGAAGACTACGCAAAACAATTATGAAAAACTAAAAATGAATTAACCAAACAAGAAAAAACTCAGGCTTTAGTTAATGCTACATTAGTTGAATGAAGAAAAGCATTAGATGAATTCTGAGAACCTGCTCAAACTATGGCAGAAAGATTTGCTGAGTTAAAAAATACTTTTGCTGATACTGCCACAAAGATTTGAGAAGCTTTATTACCTGTAGTTCAAAAGCTTTTAGAAACTATTCAACCGATAATTAATAGAGTTGCTGATTGGATTAAAGCAAATCCTGAATTAGCATCAAAAATATTACTTGTAACTACTGCTATAACATGATTAATATTTGTTATTAGTTCTCTTGCTTCAGTTATTCCTGCTATTACCTCAGCAATTAGCTTTATAGCATCTCCAATCTGAATAGTTATTGCTGCAATTGCTGCTTTATGAGTTGCTTATGCTACTAACTTTTGATGATTTAGGGATTTTGTTAATGAAACATGGCAACTGATACAACCTGTATTAATTGAATTAAAAGATGCTTTTATTGAATGTTTTTGAGAAATATGGGAATCAATTAAAGAAATTTATAAACAATTAGAGCCTATTCTGATTCCTATTTGGGAATTCTTTAAAGAATCTGTTAAATGGACTTTATTATTTGTAGTTGAAGTAGTTAAATCAAGTTTTAAAGCAATAACTGATATTGTTAGATGAGTAACATTAGTTTTTAATGAAGTTATTGATTTCTTTAAAAATGTTTTCTCATGAAATTGGAAATGAGCTTTGGAAAATCTGAATAATATTACTGCTGTTTGGATAGATACATTAATAAAAGTTTTTGCAGATTTCTGAATAGATTTACCTGCTATATTTGAAACTCTAAAAACCACCATAACTAATATTTGGGATGGTTTATTTTCATGATTGAAAAATATCTGCTCTTCCGCTGTAGATTGGATTTCTTCTAAAGTCCAAAAGGTATGGGATAAAATTCAAGCTGCTAAAGATGCTATAGCTTCACTTTGGGGCTGATGATCTTCATGATGAAGAGCATCATGATGAACAGTTTTAGCTGGTCAAACTTATAGAGTAAATGAGATTCATTGAGAATATTTTACTCCTGCTGTTAATTGAAGAATTAGTTCTTCTCCTCCAATATGATCTCCTAACATAAATATCAGTTTTTGAGATGTGAATGTTAGAGATGAGCAAGATGTAAATCTCTTAGTAGAGAAATTAAAATCAGAATTAATCTGAGTTTATCAAAATATTGCTTTATGATATCCTGGATAAATCATGTATAATAGCTTTCTATTTAATACAACATTATACGGATCTCTTTCAACTACTGCTTCTGGGGGTTGATGATGAGATGTGAGCTTTAAGATTATTGCATTCAATAATTATGATTTTTCTGATATCATTATTTCAAATATCCCTGATGATTATGAATGAATTAAATTAGATATTCAAAATTATGAGTTATCTTCACATGGGCAAGGTTTATGAAATTGGTTAATTAAGAATAAAACGATTCAAATTGAAGGACGAATTGTAGCCGAAAACGCAGTTAGTCTTGAAGCTAAAATTAACAGAATTAAATCTAAGCTCCTTCAGTGAGAATCTTTATTGTATGTAAAAAGAGAGAGTTGAATTTTACAAACTAAGGCGGTAGTAACTAATATTTCTATCCCCAGAGAAAACCGAACAATTAATACCGTTTCTATATCAGTTACATTCTGAATTTTAGATCCTTTCATGTATAGCTTAGAAAAGCATGAATTAGCTTATTATTGAATCAGTTGAAACTTCTACACATCAATATTCTATGAAACAGGATCTCATCAAGCCAACCCTGTAATTTTCATAATGTTTGGTAATTGAACTAATGCGAATAATGTAACCATAACCATTTGAGAAAAGATTGTTCATATAAATGAATCGGTTGTATCATGAGATATCATATCATTAGACTGAGAAAAAGTAGATGTTGCTAAGAATTGAAGCTATTGAATAGATTGGGTTTGAGAATTCTGAAACCTTAATTTTGGAGAAAATCCAATAGAGATTAAACCACAATGAACAGCTAATTATTCTGTTTTTATTCAATATAGAGATACTTATGTTTAATATCAAAGTTTATGATAGAAATTGAACTTTTATTCAAACTCTTAATGAGAAAGAAATTTCTTGTAATTATAGTTTTTCTGCTTCAGTTAATTCATGATATTCTTCTCTATCTTTTGAATATTACTGAGAATTCCAATTGGACCATAAGCAAAGAATTAAAATTTATAAGCAATGAAAAACTATTTATCAGTGATTTATAACATGAGTTACCATTAAAGCTGATAAATGATGAAAAAGGCAGATTATCAAATGTAGTTGATTATTAGGATTATTGGCATTCACTCCTTATCAAGATTGAACTTTAAATATTAATCCATGAGTATTTATCAGAAATGTGTTTTATAATCTGGGGTTTGATACAAGCCCCGTTAGGGATTATACATCATCAATCAGTATAGAATCAAGTAATAATACCACATTATCATTACTACAAGAGATATTAAATCAGACTTTGGATTATGCTTTTTTCATAGATGCTGATAATAAAGTACGATTTACTCCTTATGAGAACCATCATTTATTAACCTATAATGATGATTGTTATAACATAGATTTGAGTGAAGATTCTACAAATTACTTTAATTCAATCACTCTAAAATATGATTGATGACAAGTAGTCTGAAGTGATTCAGATTGAATATTAAAATACTGAGTAAATGAATTATTTGTTGAAGAATCTGATATTAAAGATGCTACTACTGCTAATTTAAGATTAGCATCCTTACTTAAAGAAAAGGATATCATCAGAAATTATAAAGTATCTGTAAATTCAAATTATGATTATTTTTCTATCAAACCATGAGATACTTTATCCGTAAGAAATACGGAATGGATCATAGAAAATAAGCAAGTTAAGAAAGTGAATTACCGTAAAGATACGGCTGAAATAATTCTAGATTCCTATCAGAGTTTAGAGCGTTTTATCATTAATCAAAAATAACCATGTATAATGTAAAAGACAATGCCGAAGCTAAGCTTCAAGTTTGATTATCTTCATTAGCTACTACTCTTGTAGTTGAATTAGGTAATGGAATGTTATTTCCTGAAGCCCCATTTATAGCAGTTCTTAATAAAAGAGATTCAGATTGAAAAATAGTTAAATCTGAAAAAGTAGAAGTTACTGATAAGGATGGAGATCAATTTACTGTTAATAGAGGTTTTGAATGAACTACTCCTCAAGATTTTAATGCCTGAGATTTCTTTTCTTTATTCGTATTAGCAAGGCATATTCAGGATCTACAAGAATGATTAGAAATATCTGCAAATGATACTGCTATTGCTAATGAATATAATCCAAATTCTACTTATTCAGTAGGATCTATCGTAATGTATAAATGAGATAGATATAGATGTTCTACAGCTGTTTCAACTGCTGAGAATTTTAATCCTAATAGATGGACAAAAGTATCGGTTCAATCTAATATATCAACGATAGAAAGTAATGTTTCATGATTACAAACTAACATGAATAATATTCTTACTAACTGAATTCCAACTCAAGTATTAACTAAAAAATATATTATTTGAGAAGCTTTTACTAAATGAGTTCATTTATGATATATCCCAAAAAATGATGAAGATTTAGCAACTGATGCCGCAGAATTAACATGATCTAATACTTTAACCACATATGTTTATGCATCATGAGTAGCATCTAATCAGATTTCGTTTTATATTTCCAAATCAGATACTTGGACTACTGTTTCTGATGTAAAAGTAACTGTATGAAGCTTAACTTGAACTGTATCTTTTAACAATATCCAACTAACCAGATGAAAAGTAACAGTAACTCTTAACTGAAATATAACTTCAAGTAGATGAACACAATTAACAATAAAATTTAATCTTACAACTACTACAGCAGATTGAACGATTTATATCTATCAAAATTCTGATTATTATTACCCTTCATGAACAACTGAAATTTATGTTATGGCTAATGATGTAGGAATTCAATCATATGATTGAGATAATTTATATGCTCATTGTGATTATCCTGAAGCAAGGAAAGCTAAAATTACACGGAGTTCTTCAAGAAGTCCCTCTACAGCTTATTCTAATGATTGAGTGAATCGAACAGGATGAAGTGCTTGAACTTGAAGATATTGGAGATTATGTAGATACACAAGAAGTTATTCTGCATCTGATATTAAATTCCGATTTGCTAAATATAAGAGGATAGCTGTTTGGAGTAATAGTTTTGAAAAAGAAGTAGTTTATAAAATGGATACTGGTTATATGCCTTATTGAGATGAAGCAATCTGAAATGAATGAAGTGTAAACTCTGCATCTTATATAACACCTCAAAGATTATACACCACTACTTATACTCCTACAATATCATGAATCTATTATCTAAATAATAACTGGATTATTTATCCATCATTTTCTGATGTTGTTAGTATATATGGACAAAAATGAAAATACTTAGAGGCTAATACAACTTATACAATATATGTTAATTGCTGTTGCTGAGCCTGATCTTCTTGAACTTTCTCATACTCAAAATTTAATATTAATCGTAGGGTTATATCTATGTGAGATATGCCACTTTATCCTATGGCTAATAAATCTTCATGAGAATTAGAATTCTGAATTTATTGAATAGTTTGATATGAATGAGAGCCTGGTTTTATTCATAATCAATTAGGAGACAAATATTGAACTATTAAAGTCAAAGGTATGTTTTGAGATTTTAATTCATGATGATGAAATACAGTAGATGATGTTATGATGGGACTTAGGAATGCTTCAAATATAGCTACAAGTACTAGATATTCTAAAGCCGTTTATTCAAGTGCAAATTCTAATATTTAATTCTTAACTGTTTTAATCATGAAAACTTTTCGAGAAAAAATGAGTATTACTAAGTTAGTATTTCTAATTCTAACTTTGGTTTTATCATTTCAGACTATCTATCTAACCTTATGAGGAATAGAAACTTCATTATTTAATAATGCTATGCTAATGGTTATCAGTTTCTATTTTGGGCAAAAAGTCTGAGAAAGTAAGAAAGATCCTTTAATTGATACTAATAATGGAAATGATTGAAAAGATTAAAAGTTATCTAAGTAATCCTGCTGTTTGGATATCATTTATAGTTTTTGTATTCGGATTATGATTCAGCTATTCAAAGTTGGATAGTAGAATTTCTGCAGTAGAGAAAGCTCAAGCTGAATTAGATGTTGCTTATATTCAATCTACTTTAGCCCAAATTCAGACTGATATCCAATGGATTAAAATTGAATTACAGAAATAATTTATATTCTAAAAAATTATCATGTATCCATTCACTTTAAAACTATCAACTACTAAAAAATCCAGATGAACTAATCCATGTAAATGAATTATTATTCATCATACGGCTTGATGAACATTTCAATCTAATATGAAATATCTATCAGAATCTAAAGCTCAAGCTTCTGTTCACTTTGTTATTTGAGAAAATTGAGAAGTCTGAAAGATATGAGATCCTAAAGATATTTTATGGCATGCATGAAATTGAAGCCGATGAAATATAGGAAATGTTAATACTCAATTCCTATGAATAGAAGTAGTTTGATATTG